AAAGCTCTTTTGCTGGAGGCGCGGCGAGTTAGAATAAGGTCGATGAGCAACGGTCATGCCTGATATAAGGTTAGTTCAAAATACAAACTTCCTACATCCGTATGCCAAATCAACGGTCAGTGTTGATTGGCTACTTTTGAATGATGGTACGCTTGATGAGACGCAGGCACTAGCGACAGCGGTCATTGTCGCTTTAGGAACGGATGCGCTTGCTGGTCCTACGGATATTTTGCCTGATCCTGATTCGACGGATCGGAGAGGTTGGTGGGGTGATCTGGACGCGAAGGAAATTTGGGATGGATGGGATATTGGTTGTAAGCTTTGGCTGCTTACTCGCGCAAAAATCGTAGGTCAGGAATCATGGGAAGGTGCGACGGTGACGAGAGTAGAACAATACATTCGCGCCGCGATTCAACCATTTATTGATCGACGCATCGGATCAAAGATGTGGGTTCAAGCGCAGCGCGTAGGTCGCGATCAAATTAATGCCATTGTTAGACTTTATCGCGGACCAACGCTTGAAATTGAAATGGAATATCAAATCCTATGGAATGATATTATCGCGACAGGAAGTGCCTGGAATGTTGGAATACTACCAAACCCTGAAAGCGCACCTCAACCGTTCTTATAAACTATGCCTTGGCAAACTCCAACTCTAAAGACGGTACGCTCGCTAGTACGCGATGCTATTCGTGGCAATTTGCCTGGCGCCGACGCGAGTATTCCTAATAGCGTCTTGCGCGTTATGTCGGACGCGATGGGGGCGCTATGTCATCTTACATTACAATTTATAGATTGGCTCGCGCTGCAGCTCTTACCTGACACCGCTGAGCATGAATGGTTAGATCGGCATGGCAATATTTGGTTAGTTAATTCTGATGGAACTACTGGTCGAAAATTGGCAACCCTTGCATCTGGTATAGCGGACTTTGGAGCGACAGCTCCCGGTATCATTATTCCATTTGGAACTCAATTAGCATCACCTGATGGAGTTGGTTATGAGACGACGCAATTAGCAGTAGCAACTGGACCAGATGTACCTATTCCTATTCCAATTCGCGCGCTTGATCCAGGAAGTGCCGGCAATCAGCCTATTGGAACCTTATTGACTGTAGCTGCTACAGATCCAAATATTGCTACCTCAGCTACAGTTGTCAATCTTGATGGAGGTATTGAAGAGGAGACGGATGATGAACTTCGTTTTCGTGTTCTTGCTCGTATTCGTCAACCACCTCAAGGTGGCAGCGCTCATGACTATGTCGTTTGGGCTCTCGCTGTTCCAGGTTGTACACGAGCTTGGGTCGCGCCGCTCGAAATGGGGATTGGTACAGTAACAGTAAGAATTTTGTTTGATGATCTTCGCGCTGATGATGATGGTTGGCCGCAAGCGGTCGATCTTCAACAAGTAACCGATTATATTGATTCAGTTCGTCCAGTAGCAGTAAAGGATTTTTGGGTCCTTGCGCCAATTAAGCAACGTGTTGACGTCGTCATAACCGTCATCGATCCAGATACGCCAGAGATACGAGCAGCGGTCGAAAGTAGCCTTAAAGCGATGTTCTTTGAAATGGCGGCTCCAGGACAAACTATTTATGGCGCTTGGAAAGTTCAAGCAATTATGAATACTCCAAATGTAAGGTCAGTTGATTTGTTATCTTATAGCGATGATGTAATGGCATCTCCTGGTCATATGGCAGTCCTTGGAGACATTGTTTATGGCTAGTCATGATTGGGATAGATATGTTCGACGTTCTGGCTCGGATTACGCACAGCAATTCTTAAAGCTGTTGCCGATGGGCCAAGCGTGGCCGAAAGAACCAGGTTCCATTCTTCAACGGGTTTGTAGTGGGTTAGCGGACTATTGGGGTTATGTCGATGGTCGCGCTGGCGATCTATTAGAACGCGAGAGCGATCCACGCAAGACTATCGAATTGCTGCCTGATTGGGAAAGGGCTTGGGGTTTGCCTGATCCTTGCTTCCCATCCGCAACAACGATAGGCGAGCGCCAGAAAATGCTTGTGCTCTTTATGACTTGGCTAGGTGGTCAATCGCGAAATTATTTTAAGAAGGTTGCTGAGTATGTCGGTTACACTATTGAGATTAAAGAGTTTGCCCCATTCATGTGCGGTATCTCTCGCGTTGGTGATACGCGAGCACCGCCACCAGATTCACCAATTGAAGATCAAAATTTTCGTTGGTACATCGGACCTCCTGAACAAAGGTTCTATTGGGAAGTTTCTGTCGGTCAAGTTGGGTTGATTTGGTTTCGCGCAGCAGCCGGTCAAGCTGGCGTTGATCCGCATTTGAAGTTTAGTATTCCAACTGAGTTTATCTGTCTGCTTAATCGATGGAAGCCAGCGCATACTTATATTGTGCCTGACTTTAGCAAGCTCGCCTTTGGTGGACCTATGCAGGGAACACCTTAACCTAAGACGGGAGATGAACCGTGCAATACGTTCAGCCTTATGGTATCTCTGATCCAGATGCGCCGTATATCAATGGCGATCCGTCTATTGCGCGTCAAGGTTCAATTCCGCCAGCAGCGGCATTTGAACATCCGATGCGCGAGCTTGTTCATATCATTACAGATAGTTTAATAACTCCTGATAGTGGCGATCTCGAGCAATGCGCGAAAGGTATGCGGTCTCAACGTATGAATTACGTTGAGGATACGGGATCGGTGAATACCTTATCGGTCGCGTTTAGTCCACCGCTCGGTTTCTACAGTATCGGCTTGCCTATTCGGGTTAAGGTTGCCAACACTTGTACCGGACCATCAACGATTGACGCTGGTGCCGGTCGCGTACCGATTAGACGGCCAGACGGTTCCGATACCGCCTCTGGCGATCTTGTCGCCTTTGGGCTTGCTGAGCTCGTTTATGACGGTACTGTTTTTCAAATGATTAACTTTCACGGATCAACACTTCCTTCTGGTCCTCCTACAAACAACTATTATAACATTCCATATTGTGTTGATACTTCTCCAACTGCAAATACTGTGATTGCTAATTTTACTCCAGCAATTACTTCAATTGCTGCTGGTACTATCTTTATGGTCAAAATTGCTAACACGAACGTAGATACAAATAATGGCGCCTCTAACATTAACGTCAATGGCCTGGGCCTTAAGCCTATACATTCTCTCGGTGGACATCCTAATTTCCCATTCTTGCCTGGTGATATGCAAGCGGGTGACGTTTTCGTTTTCATTTATGATGGTACTCAATTCTGGATTTATCCAAATCCACTAATCAGCTTAAATACTACAATGAACATTTCTACAACTCAGCAGGCCAGTGATTTATTTTCAGCGCTTGGTCGTAAGCGTATTTCAACGCAAGCTAAGTTAACGATCCAATTGGCAGCTGGTACTTATGGTCCCGGCGCTCCCGCTGGGCAACCTGCTAGTAATCCTACCATTCAAACCTATCACGCTGATGCGGATCGAATTTGGCTAGTTGGAACTATGAAAGCTGGACAGGTTCCTCCGGGTGTTGGTGATTTTATTAAGTCTGGTTCTAGCGCAGGACAAATTGCTTCGGATGCTGTATTTAATATTCAAATGTTACGCGCGAGATATGCTAGTGAAATTAAATTTACAAACCAGCAAGGCTTTGGCCTCGGGCATACAGGCCCTGGCGCCGTCAATTACAAGAACCTTCTTGTAACTGGACCAAATACTCCATCAGGTGGAGGTAGCGCTGGAATTGGTTGTGCTTATGGTTGTTCGGCTAATTGTTGGGGTTGTACAGTTTGGGGCAGCGGTGATGCTGGTTTTGATGTCGCTTCTGGTACGTTGTACTTGTCTATGTGTCATGCTAATTGCTGTCATGGCGATGGAATGGTCGCTGGTTTTGGTGGAGCCATTAACGCCGCTGGTGGTGGATCATATTCAAACTGGAATGGTATTGGTTGTTATTACGGCTCGCAATTCTCCTCGACAACGGTCGATGGAACCGCTGGCGGGGCATACTTTATGTCAGCAACGAATCAATCAGCTGGAGCCGTTGCTCAAGGCTTGAGTTCAATTCTTATGATATATGGTTATAACATCGTCAATGGTACTGTTGATATGATGGCTACGGTTATGGGTTGTGTTCAATCATCATATTGTACGGTAACAAATTGGTCTCCGGCTCCTGGTACAGTAGGTAACTTAAACTCAGTCGCTATCATCTATGCTTAAGAGGAGAACAATATGAAAGTATTTGTTCGAAACAGCGATCTA